ATTTCTTAAGATGCTCCGACCTTCGGGGTTTGCCTTGTGCGTTTCGGTTCTAAATAACAGCGCTTTCTCAATCGGAATATATCTAAGCCGGTAGTCTGGCGGGGGTTGTTGCCACATGCCAGCCGGAGAGCCGTCCTCGTCCAGCTCCCACTTGCAGAGGGTTTCTTGAGCCCGGATTGAAATCTTTCTCCAGCCGATTTTACCATCGTTATACTTGGAGCGCTCTGAACCGTCTTTTGCATCGGGTCCGCGTCTATATTTGTAGACACATTCAAAATAAGCCCAGCCAAATGTTAGCATAGACAAGATTTCAGATAGCAGGTCGTGCCATGAGTGGGCCATATCCTGGCGGCATTCCTCCACAAAATCGGCCGCTGCTTTATGTTCTGGGGTGTCACCGCTGGGCTCTATTCTCCACTCTGTTTGCCTAACGAGGGTTTTGATTGCATAAAGGATTGCACCGACAACCGGGTCATTGTCGCGCATCTCTTGGAAGGCCTTGATTGACTTCTCGCCTTTGAGTTGCCTTAACCACTCCTCGTCTACTCTGCCCCCGTATTCCTTTAGGCCCGGTTTCCCGAGCGTGTCTAAAATTCCAAATTCTTCTAGCTCTGTTTTCTCTGGCATAACTCGCCTTTCTTAAGTTTCCCCGTTGGGGCCGCGCCTAGTTGCTACAACTCGACATCTGCAATTTGCTATTTGGTGGATTGGTCCTATCTTAGGGGAAGACATCTCGGTCCCATCAGGGAGAACAAACTTGGCGTCGATCGGGACGGTGACGCCGTTCATTTCCCAGTGCTTCCGGTTTCCTGATTTCTTATCCCCTGTGACCGCAACCCATTTTTTCCATCTGATTCCCGCTGATTTCATACCCTCAACCCGACCTTGTGCCCTGGCATTCCCTATCTCTGTTCGAGCTATTAACTCAGCCCTCCCGTGAACAGTTCGCACCAATCCCACGCCATCGGGTATTGCTTCCAGTCTCTCCCTTCCCTCTTGCTCTGGTTTAATGAAAAAATTCGTTCTGATTCTTCTGGCAACTTCGCCCATGCTCGGGGTCGGCTTTTCTCCAAGCCAGTTGGACATTGCGCCCGATAACGACCTTTTAAAATCTCGAGAGATGCTCCTCGTTAGCCCCACCACAAGAATCTCTTTCTCGCGGATATAAGCCTCGGCTCTTCTTTGTGGGATTCTAAAGGCCTTATTCTCTTCCTTGCCTGCGTCCTCCATTTGCCTTAGGCCGTGGCGCTGCAAGATTGCTAGAAGTTGTTTTTGCTTATCAGTCAAAACTGCTTTGGTAATTTGCTTCCTGACGCCCTTACCCCTTAGGTCGGAGACTGCCTCTCTAATAAGCTCATCACCGTAAGACGCCAGCCAGCTAGAAATGTCATTGGTGGCCGCCTTGGTTCTTGCGTCTTCTTTGCCTAAAAGCCTACGCTCTCTTCTACTCACTCTTTTTTTTCGTTGGGCCATTAAAAGAACACCTGCGGGGAATAGTTCTCACCTGGGTTTATCGTTATCTCCCGGCATGACTTTGAATCAAGTTCAGAGATTGCCCAAACTAAAGCATCCATTCTGTCGGGAGAATCTGAATTGCTACCGGGGAGAAAATTACACATTTGATCTTCAAGGTCACTAAACACCCCAACGTGGTGAACCCGGCCTTGTTCATATCTTGCGGCCACTGGTTCAGCTCGAGCAAACTTCCCTCGAGACGCATGGACATTCTTAGTCGCGGCTTGGGGGTTTATTCCGTTGATTATGGTTCTCCAAGTATCGCCGCCCTGATTTGCTTCAAAGACGATACGGTCTGCCATGTGTTCCTGATAGGCCATAATGGCTTTTCGACACACCGCATCAGGGGAGCCCCTAAAAGAATAATCGGCAAGGACATAGAAATCCTTTGCAGCTCTTCCAACGACGACAACCCCGCTCTCATCACTGGTTGCCTTGCTCGTGGTTGCTGGGTCTACTGCAACGACTATCCTATCAAGCGGTGGATGGTCCTTAACTCTTGCAGCCTCTATTAAATTTCTCGTGAATAGTGCGCCGGGGATTTCATCCAGAAGCTCACCTTCTAGCTCTTGCCTTCCGAGATGCGTGTCGCCGTATCGGTCAAAAATCGTTTGGATAAATACTGGGGAAAGGTTGCTTTTGTTTTCCATCGTTGAGCCGGTGGTCGTGATGGTGGACTCTAGCTCGGCGAGGTCTCTTAAAAACCTCCTCGGCCTCGGTGTCGTTGTTACAATCACGCGGGGATGAATACCGAGCCTGAGTCCGAAGAGGAGCATATCCCAGGCCTCGGTATAACGCCAGGAGGCTAGTTCGTCACACCATGCAAAATCACACTGCGGTCCCCGGAGTTGGTCGGGTTGTTCACTTGAGAAAGTTGTAGCCACTGCCCCATTGGGCCAGGTTAGTCGCCGCTTCGATGGTTCATATTCAGGGCGGAAATCAGGAGGGGACACGGACAAGATTCCGCTTTCGCCCTCAACCATGACATCGCGAACATCAGAAGCCGCACGAGCTACAAGGTGAACCCTTTTAGCTACTCCAGAACGCACCGCGTCAATAACGCTCTCTGCGCCTGTTCGGGTTTTCCCCCATCCTCGCCCAGTTTGAATCAACCAACAATTCCAATCCCCCAGCGGTAGAATTTGTTCAGGTCTTGCTTTGAAGCACCATTCGTTTTCAAGCGCTCCTAGCTCATCGGGAGCCATCTCATTGATTATCTTCATCCTTTGCAATTCGTTCAGCCTGCAAAGCCAGCTTGTCCAAGACTCGCTCGCGGGCATCTTTGACTTCAACTCTTGCATCTACGGTTGCCTCAACTTCCGTTTTTACCTTTGGAATAAACATAGCCCTCCGCCGCTCAAGCTTCCATGCTGCAGCTTGCCATTGGCCCCCTTGAGCCGCTTTCTCTATTATGGCTAGCCATCGCTGAGTGGCTAAACCCTCGGCTTCTTTTATACGCTCCCGGAATTTCTGATAGACTGCCGCATCCTTGCGGTCTGAATCAGCCCATTCCATCCATTTGTAGAAAGTAGTTTCACCTATACCAGCACAGCCGCAAGCGTCTTTTTTCGGGCAGCCGAGCTTGATTGCCTGAACGAAAGCGTCTTCGATTTCTTTGTTTAGCTTCACCTTTCGACCTGCTCTTTTCTTCTTCTTTCTAGCCACCACGGCGATGCTCTTCTCTAATAATTTTAGGGGCTATCCGCTCCCAATCCAGTCGGTGGTGGAGCCTTCTATCTTTAGGACCAAAGTCGCTGACCTTGCAGCAAGATGGTTCAAACATAACAGTGTAGAATGATTTGGTATAAGTACCCATGTCAAGATAAAGCTCAGTCAGCCCCCCAGAGCTTTGTTGTGTTTTTGCCTGATTTAAGCACAGCATATTGGTGGTAAAGAATAGCTGGCCTTTCCTGCCTCCACCCGTATATGTGTTAACATCATCATTCAGCTGGCCCTGAAATTGAAAAGGCCTCTCAGTGGAGCACAAAAAAGAATTCATAGCTTTTCTGGTTAGCTGTACCCTCTTACCATAGCCCGCAGCGGGGCCACCTATAAAGTCACCTTCTTGCGCCATTGCGATGGTAGTACAGCCCGAACTCTCAAAAAATTCTATCAGAACGTCCATGACAGCATCAAGGTCACCAATCGGGCTGCGCTCCCATTCTAAGGACTGGTTAAACTTGTAGGTAAAAGCGTTGTAATCATCATCCAGCTGCATGAAATACTTACACCCAACACTCTCAGCCAAGGAGTGTGCAACATTTCTCGCATAAATGACTGAACGATAGGGGAAGTTGTCCCCAGAATCCATGTGAGGAGCAATCTCATCCTTGGAAAAAACAAGAACCTCATCACCATATAATTCTTGATACCTTGGAAGACTTTTATCCATATCATCAACAACTAGGTAGATTTTCCCAGTATACCCGCACCGCCGAAGAGTCTTGTATGTGTATACCTTGTCAGGTCTTCTATGTGTGAGGATGAGCATACAGAAATCATCCCTCATAGGAATTCCCCCCGATGACTTCCCGCATTGCCTCTGTCATCTTCACAAAGCCATTTTCAATTGCTTTATTGAAATCAATAATCACTAAGGCCGAATCTTCAAAAAGCTTCTGAATCTCTGAATCAGATTGGGTGTAGTAATTTGCAATCTTGGAGAAATTAAAAGCCGTGTGTCTCTGTGCTGCTACCAGTAGAAAGTCTCTGACATCATCCGGTAGCTCCGCTGACTCTATCTTCTCGACAAGCTCGGACGTTTTAAGGGGGTTATAAAGTTCACTAACCGTGGGCTTGTCGCCAGTTGGCTCATAAATAGGAATTTCAACCTTACGTGTATAATTTGAATCATCTCCCCCTACCACTTCGTTAACCAACTCAGTCAGCTCCGCATCGCTAAACCCCGCAGCATCAACTAAGGATTCATCCTCGATTTGAAGAGCGGAAAGAATTTCAGCCAGTGCCCCATTATCCCACTCGGCAAGATCTGCCGTGCGGTTGTCAGCTATTGCATAGGCCGTTGCATCGGAGCCAGTCAGGTTTGTCCTAACTACATTAAGAGCGCCCCACCCTAGTGCCTTGGCTGCCGCGAGTGTCCCATTTCCAGCAATCACAATGCCCTCTGCACTAATAACAATCGGCTTTTGCTGGCCAAACTTGGCAAGACTGCCTTTAATCGCATCAAGATTCTTGCTGTCATGCGTTCGCACATTCGCCGGATCAAAGATTAGTTCATCAATAAGTACAGACTCAATTTGCATATCACCCCCAAAAAGAAAAGGGGGCCTTAAGCCCCCGTTATAGTCTAACCGATATTTAAAAAAAACCAAGAGGACATTAGAATAGATCGTGAGCTGGTTGTCTTTGCTGGCTTGTGTTGACCCGTGATTCCTCTTGGCGGGGCTTTTGGCGGGATACGCATAAGCGGTGGGTCGGTTGTTTTGAACCCTCTTCCCGGCGGTCGTTTTTGAATACCCAATATTTCATGGCTCCGGCTGAGCCGCTCATATATGTAGTGCCGGGTTCATGCCATAACCCACAAACTTCGTGCGCTGAGTGCCTAGCCTTGGTGATTACTTCCTGAATTTCTGGGATTTCTAAGACGTCTTCGATCGTCCATCCCTGAGGTAATTTCTTCATAACTGCTTCTCCTTTAAGAGGGTTGAATTGATAATCTGAACTTATAACACAACCCAACACGAGGAAAGAAATTTGTAGCGTTTGTAGCGTTTGTAGCGTAAATTCCGTATTCCCTTCTATACTTTTTGTCGCGTGTCTAACCCCTTGATATTACTACACCCCTCTATGTTATTATTTTATCTCTTATGAATTAGTAAAATACACTACAAACACTACAAGAAATGGGTTTATTCAATAATATCAAACGGTTAGCTTGTAGCGGAAGGAATCTCTTTCACTACTTTTATGCTACAAACACTACCAGATTTAGAGCGTTAGACGCGTTGCGTTAGAGCGTAAAAGTAGCGGAAGGAAATG